CCCGTTAGGCTCTCGACTTTCTCTCTCTCTACGCCAACCTTGACAGCAAAATAAGGGGCCGAAATGCCAACCGAACGCCGACGCCCACGCGAGCGCCCGCACTACGGGAAGCTCCCCGACACGATCGACCGCGTGGACTATTTGCGGCAGGCGCTCCAGCAGGCCGAGGAGCTGGTGACGCAGGCCGAGCAAGCGCGCAGCTGGCAGGCCGCGGTGAGCGCCAAGCGGCTCGCGCTTCAGACGCGCGACGAGCTGGACGCGGCGCTGGCGAAGGCCAACGCACCCGACGACAGCATGAGCGACGAGCAGCTCATGGGCATCATGGTGCAGGCGATCGCAGCTCTGCCGGCTCAGCACCTGGAGCGCCTGGAGGATGCAATCGCCATTCGGCGCGGAGGCGTGCCCATGCGCCTCGTGGAGTCTGCCTGAACCTCTCCGCGCTGGCCACGGCCTCGAACACGCTCGCCCGGCGGGCGCATGCCGATCCCCTGGCTTACTTCCGCCCCACGCCTCCCCAGCTTGCCTTTCTTCAGAGCAACCATCCCATCCGCCTGTTGCGCGCCGGGAACCAGCTCGGGAAGACTTGGGCCGGCCTCGCGGACTGCATCTATCGGTGCCTGGGCTCCCATCCTCACACGCTGGTCAAGGCGGCGCCTATTGAAGCCTGGGTAGTCGTCGTGTCCTGGGAGCAGTCGCTAGCGATCCAGGGGAAGCTGTGGGCGCTGCTCCCCAAGGATTCTATCGATCCGGATTGCGAATACACCCCAGGCCGCGGTTTCCGTGGGCGCACACCTATTATAAGGTTTCGGAATGGTTCGGTTTTACGCATCCGTACCGTGAACCAAGGGGCCATCGCTCTGGCTGGCGCAACGGTGGACTATGTCATGATCGACGAGCCCCCCCCGGAGGAAATCTGGTCTGAGCTTGCGGCGCGAGTTCTGCGCCAGCGGGGGCGCATCGCGATCACGCTTACGCCTATCGGGCTCCCCCTTGGCTGGCTCAAGCGCCTCGTGGAGGATGGCGCCGTGCAGGATCTGCACTTCCCGCTGACGGTGGAGAACACTACGCCCATCGGCGGGCGCCCGCTACTGACGCAGGAGGACATCGACAAGCTCACGGCGCAGATCCTCCCGCAAGAGGTAGCCCAGCGCATCCACGGCGAGTGGGACTCCGGGTGGGTCGAGGGCCGCGTCTTCAAGATGTTCGACCCAACGACGCACGTGCGCGCCGACGCCCCCGTGGGCGAGGCCCTTATCGGCGTCGGCATCGATCACGGCACCGAGGCCGGCGCTCAGGTGGCGATCCTGACGGCGCTGGTCCGCGATGGCGGCGAGGGGCATCCGAAGATCTGGGTCCTCGATCAGGTTGTGAGCGACGGCATGACCACGCCGGATCAGGACGCCGCGGCGATCCTCACCATGCTCCGTCGCTGCGGCCTGCGGTGGGAGCAGGTCGACAGGTGGGTCGGCGACCGTAAGGTCTACGGGAAGAAGAACGGGTCGCTGAAGTCGAACGCGATGCTGATGTCGGCGTTCGAGCGGTCGCTGCGCTTGCCCACGGGGTCGCTACCCTTCCGCATTCACACGGCGTACAAACCTCGCGGATCGGTCTTCGAGGGCTACCGGGTGTTGAGCGCCGCCATGCTCCGCGGCGACTTCTCGATCAACCCGCGATGCCGCGGCCTCATCGACGACCTACAGAAGTTCGACGGCCGCGAGGCCAGCGAGCATAAGCACAGCATAGACGGGCTACGCTATTGCCTCGAGCTTTACACGAGGCGACTTTACCAGCCTACATCGATTAGGCTGGGGTAAGGGGGAACCATGTACGCCTACTCCAAGATGCCGCAGCCGCCCGCGCCCACGAACCCGGAAGAGGCATCGCGCTGGGAGCACACCCGGCATCGGCGTGCGCTGATGGAGGGCCGGTGGGTGCGCCTCCTCGAGGACCGTCTACAGGCGCAGCTGGGCAGCACGCGCCGTCAGGCGTGGGGTATTCCCGACATCAGCAGCAACCCGTTCAAGGTCGTGGCGACCGAGCTCGCCACCTTGTACGACGCCCCCCCGGATGTTTCCCACAACACGGCCGGCGGGGCGGTGGACGAGCTCTGCGGGTCGAATGGTCTGATCGCTCGCTCCGGGCTCTGGCCGCAGATGGCACGGTTTCAGTCGATGGTGATCGCGCTCCGGGAAATGTGGATGCGCATCGATGTCGAGGACGGCCGACTGATCTACCGCCCGGTGTCCCCCGATATGACGATCGCCGAGGCCGACCCGAGCCGGCCGACGACGCCGCTCGCCTACGCCGAGATCCGGCTTCGGCACATCCGAGGCGAGGCGCATTGGGCCTACGATGTCCTGGACATTCGCGACCCGGCGGCGCCGTCCTACACGGTGCGTCTTGCGAAGGACTCGGGCATGGGCGAGGACGTGACCCTCGAGGTGCTCGGCGGCACGTACTCGGGCGCGGACTACCCGTACCGGCGCGCGGACGGCACCCCGATCCTGCCGGTCGTGCTGTACCATGCGAGCTTGTACGGCGACCGGCTCTTCGACGCCTTCAACGGCGTGGAGCTCTACGAGGGTAGCCTCAACCTCGCGGTCTACTACAGCTTCCTTGCGCACACCCTGCGCGACGCCTCGTTCCCCCAGCGGTACGCGATCGGCGTGCGTATCGCCGGGTCTGACATGGTCGACGGTGGGAGCCGTGGTCAGCGCGTCGAGGTCGTGACCGACCCGACGACGATCCTAATGCTCGACGCGGCGATGGAACAGCAACCGCAGGTCGGTCAGTTCGTCGCGGGCGCGGACGTTGAGAAGATCGAGGCGACGATCGCTGCGATCGCGCACCGGCTCGCGACTGACGCGGGCCTCGCACCAACCGACCTTCAGCGCACGAGCGGCAGCGCCAAGAGCGGCTACGCCATCAGCCTCAGCCAAGACGGCAAGCGCACGGCGCAGCGCAAGTACGTCATGCAGTTCCGGGACGCGGACGAGCGCCTCGTCGCCATCTCGGCGACCCTCTACAACCGGGCGATGGGCACGCAGTTCCCGGAGGGAGGGTACTCGGTCCACTACCGGGAGATCCCGCTCTCGCCCGAGGAGCTCGCCAGCCGGCGCGCTCACGCGATGGAGATGATGGAGGCCGGGCTTATGGATAAGGTCGAGGCGCTCCGGCTGTTCGGTTCGCTGACCCACGAGGACGCGGTGGCTCGCCTCGAGCAGATCTCCGCGGCGAAGATGGCCGAGGCGCGGATGATGGTAAGCGCGTCGCCGGCCGCGGAAGAAGGAGACTCGGAGGTACGACCGGCGACGGCCGCACCCGACGTATCCCCCGCACACGCGGAGGCCATGTCCGAGGTCGGCGAGGAGCTCGATGCGGCCGAGGAGGCGCTTGGCGCCCTGGAGCTCGACGAGGCCAATGCGGCTGTGATCGCTGCCGTGATCGAGAGCCTCCGCGAGGCCCGCGGCTACCTGGGCATCGGCCCGAAGGTAGAGGCCGCGGTGGAGATCCACGACGAAGAGGACGACGCCGAGGACATGTCCGAGGAGGTCAGCGCGGAGACGCCGCAGGCCGCAGCCCCGGAGGAGAGCGTGGCCGCCGCAGCTACCGAGGCAGGCGTGCCCGCCTCCGCGGTGGCGATGAACGGCGCCCAGGTGCAGGCCGCGCAGGGCATCGTTACGGCGGTTGCCGAGGGCAAGCTCCCCCGCGCTACCGGCGTGGCGATGCTGGTGCAGTTCTTCAACATGCCAGCCGATGCGGCGGACGCCATGATGGGTGAGGTCGGCCGCGGGTTCACGCTGGCCACGCCCGAGGGTGGCTAGTGCCGTTCCTGTCGGACGCGCAGCGCGACTACCTCAAGCGCGAGGCCCCGGCGGTCTACCGTCGGTTCCTCCGCGACGAGCGCGCGATGGGCTTCGAGCTCCGCGCCCCCGTCGATGTCGCTGCGGTCGCGAAGCGTGGCCTCGCCAACCGCGAGAAGTACAACCGCGGTGGGACGCTGGTTGGAGCTCGCCGTGCTTCCCAGCTCGCAGGCCGCGAGGTCGTGAGTATCGAAACGATCAAGCGCATGGTCGCTTACTTCACGCGACACGAGCGCGATCTAGACGCGCCGGCAGCGAAGCCAGGGCACCCGGACTATCCGAGCGCCGGACGTATCGCGTGGGATCTTTGGGGCGGAGCACCGGGGCGGGCGTGGGCAAGACGGCAGCTAGCAGTATGGGAGCGCGTCCAACAACAGCGCGAGGAGGAAGCATGAGCGAAGAAGTAACGACGACCACGACCACGACCGAGGGCGGCGACGGTGGAGCGGCAGCGCGCATCCGTCAGCTGGTCGCACGCGTGAAGGAGCTCGAGGGCCGCGTCGGCGAGCTGGCGCCGCTGGCCGAGTCTGCTGAGAAGTACAAGGCGCAGGTCGAGGAGGCGAAGGCTGCGAGCAAGGCAGAGCGCGAGGCGCTCCGCATCGAGCGCGAGATCTCGGCCGCGGGGATCACCGACGCCGAGGGCATGGAGTACGTGCAGCACGCGTACTCGCGCCTCCCGTCTGAGGGTCGCCCACCGCTCGCGGAGTGGCTCGGCAACAAGGACAACCTGCCGAAGGCGGTGCGCGCGTACCTGCCCGAGGCCCCGGCTCCCGCAGCCGCTCCCGCCGTGGGAGCACCGCTCCCCAAGAGCAACGCCGGGACCGTGACGCAGACGCCCCCGGCGACGACGACGTGGACGCCCGAGGCGATCATGCGCCTCACGCCGGCCGAGTACAAAGCAAACGCGGCCGCGATTCAGGCGGCGATCCGCACGCCTTGACAGTCTGTCACAGAGCGGCGTAAGGTAGCCGTGGGGGCAACCCCACGCGCTCGGGCCGAACTCCCGTCAACAGCGATAGGCGCGGCAAACCTCGAACCTCTCTAGGAGGCCACTATGGCCAATATCGATTTTGCCGCTCTCGACGGCAACGCCCGCGTAGCCGCGGTTCTCTATCAGTCGATCGTGATGAAGCTTGCCGACACCGGAAGCCTTCGCAACGCCCCCTGCTTTCTGAATGTCGGGTCGGTCAACGGCACCGGCAGCGACAGCATCCAGGTGCCCGTCGTCGGCCTCAACGGTACCGACATTATGAGCGCCCCCGGCGACGGCGTGAGCGTCAGCAACACCTCGATCACCTCCGCTGCGGCGACGGTCGTGGTGGCGCGTCAGGCGCTGCGCTACGACCTCACCGACCTCGCGCGGATCTCCAACTCCGTTCCGGGCGGCGTGGACCTCGAGGGCCTCACCAACGCGATGGTGACGGCGTTCAACGGTCGCTTCAACCAGCTCGCGTGTGCGCTCTCCAGCGGCTTCTCGACGCAGGTTGGGACGACGACTGTGGACCTCACGACGGACACGTTCTACGATGCGATCTTCGCCCTCCAGCTTCAGAGCGTCATGGGCGAGTACGACTGCATCCTGCACCCGCAGCAGTACAACGACCTGATGAGCAGCCTCCGTGTTGAGGTTGGCCCGGCGCAGTACATCGCCGCCAATCAGGAGCAGACTTCCGCTATGGGTTCCAGCCTGAAGGGAAAGCTATTTGGCGTCAACGTCCACGTTTCCAGCTTCGTCCCTACGGCCAACGCGGGCGCGGACTACCGCGGGATGATGCTCGGCAACGGCGCGATCGCCTACGCCCTCGGCACCCCGGCGCCCATCCAGGCGGCTGGCGGCGTGATCATCCCGGCCGGCGCCCCCGTGGCTGTCGAGTGGGAACGTGACGCCGCCTCGGGTCTGACCAAGGTCGTCGGGTCCTCGTTCCTCGGCGTCGCCGAGCTGCAGGACCTCAAGGGCGTTGGCATCGTCAGCGACCTGTGATGGCCTGCTAGGCGCTGCCGCCTAGCATCGGGGCGTGTCCGTGCTTATGGTACGGGCACGCCTTCGTGCGTAAGGGAGACTCAATGGCTGCGAACTTCACGGCATCTGACGGCGGCACCTTCGCCGCTCAACCCGCCTCTCGCCCGCAGGGCATGGCAACCATGCTCAACATGCCGAGCAACGCGGCGTGGTGGTATACCCACCATCCGGGACATTGGCAGTGCGTCGAGGGCGAGTGGCTTCCCGACCTCGGGCAGATGGTTGCGATCCCTGGTCTGAACAGGGTGGACAAGAACGGCGACACGGCGCTCGCGGAGGTGCACCTGGGCAAGAAGGGTATGACGGTCGTCCCGTGGGAGATCGAGCCGGGCGGCTACTGTGTGCAGTATGCGGGGGCGAACGGTCCCGTGTTCCTGTCGAAGTGGGAGAAGCCCAAGCTCGTCGCGGGGCAGACCCGCATGACGGTCGACACCGAGGGCTACCGTGCGTTCCTGCGGCGCCTCGTCGCGGACGGCATCATCAAGATCCCGGATCCCGACTTCATCGGCGTGCTGGTGGAGCGTCAGGAGCGCCGAGTGACCGAGCATCAGACGCGCGCGCCCACGCATCCGGGTAGCGCCCTCGCGCTGCCGGTCGAGCAGAAGCGCCTCGATGAGATGCGCGCGGCGACCGACCGCATGTATACTCCCGCCAAGAGGACGAAGGCGTGAGCGAGCGTAAGGACATCGCAGCGGCGAAGGACGCCATGACGCGCCGCCTCGTCGAGGGCGGGATGCCGACGCAGCGCGCCGAGCAGATCGCACGCGAGAGAGCGCAGAAGGCCGATCGTCGCGAACGCGATAAGTGACGGCGAGGGGGGCACGATGAGCATCAGCGAGACGCTGTACACGGCACGGTTCCGCTCTGGCGAGACGATCGAGCGTGGCCGTAACCAAGACCTCACGTGCCCCATCTTCCGAGCGGGTGCCCTCGTGGCTCCGCTCTCCGGCACGATCACGATCTACCGTGCAGACGGGACGGTCGTGATCAACGCCGCGGCTGTGACGATCACCGGGAGCGTGGCGACCTACGCCCTCCTGGGGACCGCCACCACGTCGCTCGCGCTCGAGGAGGGGTGGCTCATCGAGTGGACCCTTCAAATGACGGCGACGGTTCAGAATGTGTTTAGACAGGATGCCGCACTCACGCGCCGAACCCTCTACCCAGTGGTGACGGACGCCGACCTGTTCCGGCGGCACTCCGACCTTCCGTCGCTCCTTGCCACGGGCACGACGAGCTATCAGGACTACCTCGACGAAGCGTGGGCCACGATCACGAACCGCCTCGTGGCGCAGGGCCGGCGACCCTACCTGATCATCCAGCCGAGCGCGATGCGCGACTGTCACCTCGCGCTGACGCTTCAGCTCGTGTTCACCGACTTCCAGACAAGCGCCGGAGACGGCGGGCGCTGGCAGGCCCTCGCCGAGCACTACCAGCGCATGTACACCGAGGCGTGGAACCAGCTGCGCTTTAGTTACGACGAGGCCGACGAGAACAAGATCAACCCGAACACGAAGAAGGCGGGCTCCTCGACCGTGTGGCTGAATGGCCGCGGCGGCTACCCGCGCTTCGGTGGGTTTTACTGATGGCCAGCAAGACGGTACGCCAGCTGCGCGAGGACGTGACGACGCGGATCCTCACCTTGACCGGGTGGAAGGAGTCCCGCGTGGCTCCTGACAACTTTGGGCGGGACGCGGATAGCATCGCGCACAAGGCGTTTGCGGTTCACCCAACGACGACGGACGACCTCCGCGCCTACCGCGGACGCCCTGCAGAGGGCCTGCTCGTCGAGACGACGCTCGACCTACGCTACTCCTGGCGCCTCGCGCCGAAGGGGATGAGCGACAGTTACGACGACGCCCTCGATGCGGAGAGCCTCGTTATTAACAAGCTCATGGCCTACGACGCGACGTGGCCCCTGTCCTACAAGGTGCAGCTAGTAAGCGCCACGCGCGAGACAAACACCATAGGTGAGTGGGTCATCGGTGTGATAACGTTCCGCATCATCCACACACTTCCGCTGCAGTAAGGGGGATCAAATGGCGCTTCCAATCGTGAAGAATTTTCGAGACGGGGCAATCGTCCTCCGAGACGGGACCGGCACGCCCATCGCCATCAACGTCGAGTTTGAGAGTGGAGACTTCTCGATCTCGGGTCTGTCGGCTAACTCCAACACCGAGGTGACGACCTACCTCGACCGCGGCTCCCTGGGCTCGGTGCGTCTTGTGTCGCAGACCTTCCCCACGTGGTCCTTCTCGGCGCACATGACGGAGCTCAGCGACTCCGTTTCGAAGACGCTTTGGGATGCCGTGAATAAGACCGGCACCTTCGCGGCTGCGGTCAGCACGATCGCTAACAGCGATGCCTATGGGCTGGACTGTGTGATCAGCATCGAGGGCACCACGCTGGGGGAGGCGACGGATCACGTGCTTACCCTCGTCGGCAACCGCATCTCTATCGATTTCGCGGAAGGCGACCCGAACTCGTTCACCTTGAACGGGACTTGCTACGGCTCGATCACGGCCGTCTGACCCGCGCGGGATCGCATCCCACGCCCGACTCCCCCCGTGCTACTAGGTGCGGGGGGCGTTTCACGTTCACGGAGGAAGGAATGGAAATCAAGCTCGGGAAGTTCACGGCGCCGCTCGTCAAGCCGGCGTCCTTCGCTACGATCACGGAATGCCGCATGGCTGTTGGGCAGAGCCCGCTCCTGGGGCTGTGCGCCGCTCTGAATGCGTGCTGGGCTGCGAAGCCCCTGCGTACCAAGTGGAAGCGAGGCCACGCGCTCGACGTGGGCGCCGACACGCTGGACGAGCTGATCGGGCTCGGCATCCCGGAGGTCGAGATCTACGGCGCTGCGCAGAAGGCCCTGGAGCTTATCGTGGACGTGCCGCGGGAAGCGGAGGTCGCAGAGCTTGAGGGTTTTACCGCGGGGCAGGGGGAGCCCTAGACGCCCTCGCCCTGGAGATAGGGCTTACCTACTGCGGCGACCCGGAAGCGTTCTATCGCTGGCCCCTGGAGGCCCAGGAGCGCGTCTTGGCTTGGTGGCGCGTGAAGCACACGCCGCCGGCCAAGGCCACAGGCAAGCAACCCCGCCCGCGCGAAGGTGATAGGATAGCTCCAGAGGCGCGGGCCTTCTGGGGGCTGGGTGGCGGGTAAGAAGATCACAGTCGGGCGCGCTTCGGTGTCCATCGGGCCGGAGCTGGAGCGCGCACTAGACAACATGATTTCGACTACCTACGTCGAGATCAAGCGTGCCGTCGAGGGCGTTACCGCTGACGTGACAGACCACGCGCGAGCAGAGTGGTACAAGAATGTCATCGAGCGCACGGGCAAGACGGGCGGCGGTATCGATTACGAGCTTCGCCTTGGGCCTGACAAGCTCCGCGGAGTCGTCTTCAGCCACGAGAAGTCTACGTACTACGTGCGCCGCGCAGGCCCTTTCTCACGCTTGGGGCAGCGCGTGACCGATGATGAATTCTCTCACGTCATGAGTACATACCGCGCAACGGGCAAAATCCCTGCCGGCTACACGGTGCAGCGATGGACGCGCACACGTCGCGCTGTGGGCGTGTTCAAAATCGATCCACCTGGCTCCGCGCCGCGGGATGCCAAGAACCTATGGAAGGTGCTTGTCAATGACTATGGTAAGCGCCTAGCAAACGAGCGTATTCCCGAACTTGAGAAGGCGATGCAAGCGGTAGCCCGCCGGCTATCCGCGTAAGGGGGAGCGATGCCTACCGTAGAATGGAACGTAGAAGCAGACATCAGCGGCCTTCGTAAGCAGCTGGGGAGCATCCCAGGCATCAGCGCCGAGCAAGCCCGCGCCATGGCCTCGGAGCTCAACAAGGGTTTCAAGGCTTCCGAGCGGGCAGCGAAGCAGGCGGGCGAGGCGTCTAAGAAGGCGATGGACGCCGCTCGCGAGAGCGCCGCAAAGGCTGGCTCGGCTGTCGGCGACATGGGCGACAAGTTCGGCAAGGCAGGCAGTAATAGCGCCAAGCTCTCGGGCGCCCTGGACATGGTGAGCCCCGCGCTAGGAAATGCCGCGCGTGGCCTTTCCGATGTTGCCGACGTTGGGGAGGTGGCGGCGGGGTCGCTCGCTGGGCTGTCGGGGCCTGTGCTCGGTGCCGTAGCCGTAGCCGCGGTAGCCGCCGCCGCTGCCTTCGCTGTGATGAACGCCGATATGGAGCGTCAGGCAGAGGCCGCTCGCGTGGCCAAGGTCGCTAACGAATTCGTTACTCAACAGCTGCAGCTCACAAAGGAGGCCGCGCTTGAGGCCGCGCTCGCCTCTGGCAAGATCACGCAGGCCGCCTATGACGAGGCTATCGCGCGGCGGCAGGTGGCGTCTGACCTCGGCAATTACTTGACCAAGCTCGACGCGGAGGTGACCACGGCAGAGAAGATCGAGATCCGCAACCGAGCAATCGTAGATTCCATCAAGGACTACGCCTTTGGTTTGAACCTGCTGATGCCGGCTGTTATTATTTTCAACAAGATTACAGGCGCAAATATCCCCCAACTGGCTGAACTTGTTGAGGTCACAGCAGAATACGTTGGGTTCACAGGAAAGCTTCAGGAAGCACAGAAGAACGCCGCCGCGGCAACTGAGCAGGGGACAGCTGTCGCGGAGCAGCGTACCGCCGCGGAGGTCGCAGGTGTCAGGGCCAAGAATGCCGCCGCGGCGAGTGACAAGGCGGCGGCAGCTTCGGCAAAGCGAAAGGCGGAAGCCGACAAGGCGGCTGAGAAAGCGATCAAGGACGCAGAGCAAGCCGTTCAAGATGCCGAGAAGGCTTACGCGGATTGGGTCGAAGGTCAGGAGCGGGCCACCGCGGCGGCAGACGCGCTCGCTAAGAAGCTCGCTGGGGAGCATGACCAGGCGCTTGCGAAGTATTCAGATCGCATCCGCGGCATGTTCCCAGAGGAGGCGCTCGACAAGGCGACTGAGCTGGAGTTGATGATCGCTGACCTGTCGCTCGCGATCACCCGCGCGCCCACGGAGGAGCTGGGGCAGCGATACGTCGCCATGCATGATCACGCCGTCGCCGCCCTCAAGCGCCTGCAGGCCGAGCAAGAGAAGACGTTCGATCTAGACGCCGCCGCTGCCTTCTTTGAGTCTGTCGATGGCTACAGCCAGAAGCTCTTCAGCAACATCAGCACAGTCACCGACGCATACCAGAAGCACCTCAACGGACAGGTGAAGGCAGCGATCAAGGAGCGGAATGCGCTTGGCGAGGACGCCACGATGCAGGAGCGCGAGCAAGCGGACCAGCGCGTGAAGGATGCGCGCGAGGCCGCACGTAAGCAGTTCGAGCTTACGAAGGCCCTGCAGATGGCGCAGATCGCAGTCAACACGGCAGCGGCTGCGACCCAGGCCCTGGCTAGCTCCCCGCCTCCGTTCAACTTCATCGCGGCGGCGGCGGCTACCGCGGCAGGCGCTGTGCAGATGGCGACTGTGATGGCCACGCAACCCAAGTTCCACAAGGGCGGGCTCGTTGGCCAACCCGACGAGCAGCAGGCGATCGTTCGCAACGGAGAGGCCGTGCTGAACCCCATGGGGCGTAAGGCCCTCGGGGATGAAACGATCCAGGCGGCGAACGCTGGCGCTCTCGGGCATGGGAGCGGCGCTGTGCAGATCGTCTATAAGCACAAGGCGTTTGACTACTTCGTGCGCGACCATCTGAAGACGAACGCCACCTTGCCCCGTGCGTTACAGGCTGGGCGCAGGCTCGGGCACAAGGGGGGCTGACAAATGGGAAGCGCAGTAACCGTGAACGCCCTCCGCGGGATCCTCGTGCACGACACGCGGATCAACGCCAACAGCTTCAACGCTACGAACAGCACCTACACGCAGGCCGGCGCGGCCCCTGGTGTTCCTGTCGCTGGGCGTGAAACCGCGATGACCCTGGAGGCCGGCGGCGCCACCTCGGACGGCAGTAAGATCTCGCTGCAGACTGTGCGCGCGGGTGGCGTGAGCGGTTCGCCCGATGGACAGATCGAGCCTGGGGCGTTCGCCATGCGGACGAATGGCGTCAACTGGCTCGGCTGGAATGGACCGCTTGTCTTCTCGGGCTGGGGGCCTCTGCACACCTTCGCGAGCGGCGGCGCGGCCAACCAGTACGGAAGCCTCCACGCGGTTCACACGAGCGACGGTACGCTCCTGACGGCGGCGCATCGCTTCACCTCTGTCGGCATCACGAGCGCCCTGGTCATTCTCCGGACTGTCGGCGCAGTCACGTCTACGATCACGATCGACACGCAGCTAACGGCGCTCGCGACCTATTGCCCCACGCTGGTTCCGCTTCCCGATGGGAAGATCCTGCTTCTGTCCACCAAGGCCATCGCCTCGGGGCAGTACACGATCCGCGCCTGGGTGAGCGACGACGACGGCGCGACGTGGACGAAGAGCGCCGATAGCGTGATCCGTGACGAGCTCGACGGCACGCTGGCCGCTCCGCGTCGGCTCCGCGCTGCCTACGCAAACGGCCAGGTGCTTATGCTCCTGTCCTTCCGCGACACGTCCGCGGTAGTCGCCGACAGCTTCCGGCAGTATGCGAGCGCAGACAACGGCTTTAGCTTCGCGCTCGTGCAGGCCGTCGACAATACGACCGCGGACAACGAATACACGGGCGGCGCTCACGACATCGTCACCAACGCGCTGGGGACGTTCCTAGTCGTCTTCTGCGGGAGCTCCAACGTGCGATGGGGCGCAAGCTCCGCGGTGCTTTACAAGGTGATGCCCTCCGCGTGGGCGCGATGGGAAACCGTTCCGACGATCGAGCTAGACGCGCTCACGGCTCCTTCTGCCGCGCTCACCGCTGACGGGCGCCTCGCCAACTCTACCGAGCTATGCGCCGCGCGCGACGAAGACGGTACGGCCTACGTGTTCTCGGTGGACTTCTCGACAGGGCAGCAGACCCAGGTCGCGAAGACTACCGTCGACATCTTCCAGGAGTTCGTGGCGGTAGGCGTGCCGAGCGTGACTGTGCCTAATGTCGCGTTCTCTGCCGGCGGGCAGGAGTGGAGCGGCGGCACGCTCACCGCTTACGCCGGGACGCTGCGCCTCGTGAGCGCGTGGGACTCCCCGACCTGGCCGGGGCAGGTAGGGATCACGACCTTTGCAGGGTACGCGACGGCATGCATGCCCTGGGCGCCGGCCACGGAAGCGACCTCCGACAGGCTCCTGGGCTCTCGCCTTACCTGGGTGCCCTACTGGCTCCCCAACTCCGCAGGCTGGACGCTCGCGACCATCGGCGCCCCGGCTGTGGCGCTAAACGCTGCCGGCTATCTCAACATCAATACGCCGCTTGCTAGCGTGAACAGCTACACGCAGGCGGGGCCGGCGCTCACGACCTCGCACACGGTCGCCGCGTTTGCTGAGTGGAGCTCTGTTAGCGGGACTTCTCAGCTGCGCCTGTCGAGCTCCAACGGGACGCAGAGCTACGGGATCCGAGTGTCCTACTCGGGGACGACTGTATCGGTGATCGACGCTGTCGGAGGCGGCACCATCGCGACGACGACGGTAACCGCCGCCGCGGTGATCCAGGTGCGCGCCTTCCTGGAGAATGACGGCGCGATCGGTCGCGCTGTCGTGTACGTGGGCACGGGCGCGGGAGCATTCATCACGCTTCGTCCCTCGCTGCGAGTGGCAAACACCGCGGCCCTCGTGAACGGTGGCGTTGTCGCTGCGGCCACGTCCGTAACGTGGGGCAACTTCGCGATCGGCGACAGCAACTGGTACGGCGTCGGATGGAACGCGGCGGCGAGCGCGTCTAGCGTCTACGACCTCGCGCTTCCCGCTGGCCTCCCTGGTCGCCCCTTCTCGGCATACCTGCAGACCTTGGACTTCGGGACCACGGTACGCGCGATCTCCGGCCCGACGACTGCGGGCGATACCTGGACGATCGAGCCTAGGTATACCTACGGGATCTCCAACGTGCTTCCCGCCGTTGCCCCGTCGCCTCGCCAGCCGTGGCGCTCTACTGTGACCACGCAGCAAGTCCTCGTGTGGGACACCGAGCTAACGGCGCTCTCTCTGTCTCCGCTTCGCGGCCCCCTGGGCGCGCTCTACCTGGGCGGCTGCAACTTCCGGACGGCCACGCTTGAAGGGCGCTCGGGCGCAGGCGCTTACACGACGATCGGTGTGATCGACATGAGCGCGGAAGCCTCTAGTCTGCGCTGGGTGCGCAATGGGTCGATCGTCGAACCCGACACGTCCGCGTCCACGAGCGCCGGCTACTTCTGGAGCTATGGCGCTCTGAACGGCACGCGCTTCGTCCCAGACACCACAGCGGCTGCAGGGCAGACGGCTAAGCGTATCGGAAAGTCCAGCGAGGGCAGTTGGACCAATCAGACCGCACGTCGCATCCGGCTGCAGCTCCAAGACATTAGCGGCATGGCGGCAAGCGGGACGAACGGCGCAATCGTCCACAATTCGGGCCTCCTGGTCTGGAATAACGACCCTCGCTATTCGGGCTATCGACTGACCATCCAGGCGCAGCACACGGTCGAGGGCTACTTCCAGATCGGCACGATGGTCCTCGGTTCCATCCTCGCGTTCGGTCGCAGGTATTCGTGGGGCCGTTCGATTGATCGTGCGGCGAATGTGGACCTGACGACGGGACGTAGCGGCACCCGCCGCGCCCAGGTCTTCGGGCCGTCCCGCCGCGGGGTTGAGTTCGGGTGGACGGATGGATCGGATGTGACGGCGCTCCGCTCTGCCTCCCCGCCTGACTACGTGCTGGCTGCAACGTCCGGAGGCGAAGCCGCGGCTACGCACTTTGACGCTCCCCTCTCCGTCGAGGGCCTCGTGTCCGAGCTTTACGGAAGCGCAACCCCTGTCGTCTACCTGCCCTGGATCGAGCGTAAGGCGCTCGGGACCATGTGGACGGCGTCCCATCCCGACCTGATGCTTTACGGGCGCATCGTATCGGACGTGAGTGTAGAGACTGTCCAAGGCGAAGAGTGGATCACCGGCTCCGCGGCGAATGGTGAGATCGTGCGGACCTCCACGATCCGCATCGAGGAGGAGGTATGACGGACAGGTGGAGCGAGGCGCAGCTACGCGGGGAGCTCTACTGGGTGCTATCGATCACCTGGGCGGGCGGCACGTTCTACCTGTCTACTGATCGGCTCGACATCACGGACGGCACCGATACGATCGAGGCTACGCCAGACCTCGTGGACGCGCCAGCCGTCGAGGAGGCCCTGGAGATCTGGAGCGTCGAGGCGCCTCGCCTCTCGGTGCCGCTCTCCTTCATGCTTCCGGTATCTGTGCCTGAGCTGGTGCAGGCAGGCCACGCCCTCGACGGCGCCCTGGGCGAGCTTTCGCAATGGGCAGAGGGTACGGCCTGGAGCGAGCGGCGCGTGATCGTGCAGGGCCAGCTCGTGGACCCGGAGTACGGCGCCGAATGGGAGCCCGTTACCTGCAGCCTTGAGGAAATGGTCGCCGACACTCAGACCACGCTCCCGCTTGACTCGATCGTGATCGCCGATTGGCTCGCCCAGGCTGTGAGCACAAACCCAGCAGCGCAGGCGGTGGACGGCGGCTCAGTCGTCCCGATGGTGTGGGGCACACCTGGAGGCGGGACGCGACCTGGGAGCCCCACGCCGATCATCGGTGCGGTGGGCAGTACGGTCTACCTGGGAGTCGCCTGTCACTACGTGGACTCCTTCAGCGTCGATATCGTGGACGCCGCCGGAACTGTGCAGACGTGCCCGATTTACTACACCGACATTCGCGAGGTCTTCGGGCAGACGCGAGGCATGCCGATCGTGGCCTGGGTTGTGGTCAACACGGCGAGCACATCGCTGAACCTGGAAGACCCTCTGCACGCCATCTGGAACACAGGCGCGGCGCTGGTGGACGAAAGCGCGAACGCGATCCGTGGGCTCGGTGACCTTCTCTCCTACGTGTTCCGGCGCTCGGCCCTCCGCGTGGATTGGGGACGCATGGATGCAGCGCGCGCCATGCTGAACGCCTACGCGACCTCGGGCTATATCGACGAGCCCGTAACGCTCGGGGAGTACGTCACGGGCGTGCTCGCTGATGTGTTCCCGTTCGCCATGGCGGCAGGCCCCACGGGCGTGTACCCCTACTCTTGGCCTGTCTACCCTCCCACGTCCGCGGCTATCGCCAGCCTGGACACGGGCGCCGACCCTGAGATCGAGCGGGCGGGACGCATCGCCTACGAGGGCAGCGACGAGATCGCTACGCACATCGAGATCCGGTACGGCTGGAACCCCGCGAAGGAAACCTACGCGCTCACTCGTCGCGTGGCCGGAGAGGTCACCACGGTAGACGACATCCGCACGACCATTCGCCAGCTAGCGGCGCCGTTCGCTCGGTACGGGAATCGGCGCAAGGTGTTGGAGACAACCGTTGTGCACGACGACGCTACCGCGGTTCGCGTCGGCATCGCGCAGGCTGCGCGCTTCGGCCAGCCTTCCAGGCGCGTGCAGTATTCGGCGCCTCGTCGGCTGGGATGGCTGCGCCGCGGCGACCTCGTGACGCTGACGGATGCGGAGGTCGCAGCAGTTGACCAGCTCTGCTTGATCGAGGGAGTGACCTGGGAGGATACCGGCGCGCTCCTGTTCACTCTGCGATACATCGAGGCCGGGGCATAAATGGCGCGCGTACCTCTCACACGGAACAGCGTGGGGCAATTCGTCCGGACTGCTCAGATCGCCGCGGGCTCGAACGTCACGATCACCGAGACTGTCAGCGGTAGCGTGCTCACGGTGACTGTCTCCGCGTCTGGTGGCGGCGGTGGCACGCCTGCTAGCTCAGTCGTGAGCGAGACTAGCTACGGGCAGGCCCCGGTTGTCGGAACGTCTACCGACTACGCACGCGGCGACCATTCGCACGGGACGCCTGCAGTCCCCGCGCACAGCTCGACTACCGGCCTCGGGTGGAGCTCCAGCGGGCACACGGGCGCGGCTAATGCGGTAGCCACCTGGGACAGCGGCGGCACAGCAGCGGCGCTCGCCGCGACTACGGACGAAACCATGCTCGCGAGGCGAGGCGGCATCCTGCAATGGGTCGCAATCCCGATCGCTGCCGTTGCGTTCACAGCCGAAGCTGCCGAAATCGTGGAGCAGGTAGAAACCTTCGCCGTAGCGTTCACGGCTGAATCTTACCCAGGGACGATCACCTAATGCCGCTCGCCACCACGAACTTTCGCTACGTCGGAATGGGGACGTTTACCGCTGGGTCCATCAGCGGCGCCCTCGACGCTCTCTACACGCTCGGCATCGCCACGACTTACGCAAGCGGAGCGGTACGCACGCCGGGGACAGGTTCGGCCTGGACCTGGGCACGCGAGCAGATCGCGGGCACCACGGAAGCTGCCTATGGAAATCCCCCGACGAACGCCCTGGGGTTCCGATACATCATCGGCGGCGCGACTACGGTACGCGCCTACACCTTCCTGACGCCTGACACGGCGACCCAGACGAACGCTCTTGTCTACGGAATGGCGCGCGGAGCTGGCGCTTACACGAGCTGGTTCAATGCGCAGCCGTTCACCACGGGCTTCTCCGGCTACTGGCGAGGCTCGCGCGTGTTTGCGACCATCGCATACGACCGCGTCTTCCTCTGGGAGAGCCAGGAGCAATGCGTCGTTGTGCTCGCCGAGAGCGCCACCGGGGTCACTAGCGGTATGGCGCTCGGGGCCTGGATCGACCCGATGTCTACCACGTCCACGACCGGCGGCGAGAGCGATGGGCGGGTCTATCTGATGGCGGGAACCGGCAGCACGGCAAATATGTCGGCCACCATGTGGTTTGAATACTTCGGTTCTTCTACCGGCATCCTCTCGCACGGTACGGCGAATGCCGTCGCGCATTGTGGCGTCTTCAACATCGGCTTGACCTCGATCGTCCCGGTTTCTCGCGTGCTCACACCCGGAGGGACTGCTGCCTTCCCGCCGGCCTGGACCTCCCGAAGCGGCGAGATCCCCCGGCTTCCCATGCCGATGGCGCAGGCAAACAGCACCTTTTGGGGCGTGCTGCGCTCCTGCTGGTACACGCGCGATGCGGTATGCGGGAACGTCTGGCGAAACGGTGGCGTCGATGTCGGATATATCGTCGGCTCGTCAACCACTACCGCGCAGGATGCATGCGTCCTGACGTACTGAGGCAAGGAATGGAACCTATCACCGACTACGTGTTGGCAATTCTCGAGGTTTATCCGTCCGTAAAAACGCTCAAGGTGGGCCAAGGCGCCATGCCTGCGCTCGACATCGATCGCCTTCCTGCTGGCGTGTCTGCGGTGGAGTTCGGCGAGGACTACTGCGCCGGGGTAGACGCTGAAGATGTCAACGTCGTTCTATTCCGCGTCTAACCTCACGAATTCAATCACATGCCGCCAGCCTTCTAGGGGCTGGCGTCTGTGTTATTGTCGCGCTGTGGGGAGGTATTCAGCATGGCAGACACAGGCGCAAGCGACAGCGCGTGGACTAGGCGAATGGTGCCGGTACCTGTGTGGTCTTTGCTGCTGCTGGGCGCGGCGATGGCCGGCGGCGGTGGCGCTCTTGGCATCATGTCCCAAGACGCACAGGCGGGGCAGATCGAGGACACGCGCACGGACGCCCAGCTAGAGGCTCTCGGCGCCTCGCTCCGACGTATCGAAGGACGCCTTGATGCTATCGACCGCCAGCTTTCAGCCGTCGCCAGCATGGCGCACACGCACACGGGAGCCCGCTAATGCCTGAGACTATCGAAGTGACCGAGCCTGTCGCCGCGCCTGTCGGCGATGTGGTGCCGCTGGTTCAAGAGCCTGTCGTTCCTGTCAGCGTCGAGGGCCTCCAAGCGACCACGCATGACGTAACCGCGGAGGCGTCCAGCGCCGCGGGCGAGCTGCAGGGCCTCCTCGGCAAGCAAGAGGGAAGCGCCGGCCTGCTGGTCGCCGTTCTCGCCGTGCTGTTCGGGGCCGGCGGCTGGAAGTTCTACAGCCAGCGCAGCCGCGAGGCGCACGATCTGAAGCTGCGCGAAATGGAGCTCAAGGCCAACCAGCCCACGGTGAGTCCCCCACAATGCATCGCTAAGCACAACGAGATCGAGGCTCGCATTGCTGCAGCAGAAGGCAAGGCGCAAGCTGCGGCGACTTCCGTAGATGAAATGCGCGCCAAGTCCTCTCGCCTGGCTCCGCTTGTGGTGCAGGTCGAGGAGCTCGAGGAGCGCGTGACTGTGATCGAAACCTCCACCAAGCGCGCGAGCGCCAAGGGAAAGAAGGCATGAGCGGTATCGTCCCCCTGGTTCCCGTCGATCCTCGGATCCTCTCCAGCTACGCGCGCACGGGCGGCACATCCGGACCTCGCCATGCGCTCACCCCGCTTGCCAAGCTGGGCAAGGCAGGCATCGCTACGCCCGCGGCGGCGGCTGCGCTGCTCGCTCTCCACGAGGCAGTGACTGCGCGAGGCGGCGACTTCCGCGTGACCGAGCTCCACCGCGACGTAGGCGTGCAGCAGGCGGCGCGCACGAAGTACGACACCTGGGCGAAGGCCGGTAAGCCTAAGCCTGGGACGGCGGCTTTCAACGCGGCGACCATGAAGGCGGCATTTGTCGCGCTGCCTGGTCGCAGCATGCACAACGGCGGGCGGGCTATCGACATCCACCTGGGCGCTCTCAAGTTCCCAGGCGTCCCCGCTGACAAGCAGCTGGACGTGTTGTGGGAGTGCGCAAAGGCGACCGGTTGGGCTCCGATCATCAAGACCGCGGACGAAGGCGCTAGCGAGGCGTGGCATTTCGACTTCTGGGGCGACCTGGCCGGCGTGCTCAAGCGCCTCGGGTACGAGGAGGCTGCGAAGGTGGGCGCGATCCTCGTGGGCCATTCGGGCGACTGTCAGACCTACGGGCACATCCTGCAGGCGTGCCTCCAGCGAGCGGGCGCCGATATCGGCAAGGTGGACGGCATGCCGGGACCGAAGACGAAGCAGGCCATCGTATCGCTCCTGGGCGTCACGCTTGCCGCCGCTGATGCGCTCGTGGCCGCAAAGGACGTGTCCGTGTTCCCCCGACTGCTCGCGCTCCCTGGGGCCTGATGGACTGCGCGCACCCGCCAGAGGTCGCCACGCTCGCCGAGCTGCGGCCATACCTCGATGCGTGCGAGATCCCGGTAGGGCTCACGCTCTCGGTGCGCGTCGAGGAGGTCACGCCTACCGTTCTCCGCGTGCGCCTCGTGTCGCATGATGCCTGCGCCGCGGCGCCCGACGAGCCCACAAGGATGCGCCAGCTCCGCAAGCGTGCCATTCGCGCGGCCCGCGGTGAGTGGGGCGCCGGCTTCCGCGTGTATTACGTCACGGGCGAATGCGAAGACGTGCGCCGCGTGGAGGCCATGGTAGTCGAGCGCGGATAAGAGACACGCAAGCGCGCTCCCTGTGGTGGCGACAGCGCGCCGCCCTCGCTACGCATGGTGCGCGGCGGGGGCTTTCCCGTTACGCTGTCTGCGCCGCGACTGAAGCTGGAACTTGGGGAGCGGCAGCGAGCCCCGTAATGGTGCGGGACGAGCAAGAGGCCCCGGTGGGATTCGTCCACCGGGGCTTTCTGCTAGGGGGCAGCCTCCAGCGCGGCGACGAGGGCCTCGGCCTCGGTGTGAGCTACGGACAGTCTGCCGTTGTTTTCCCACACACGATCCACTGCCCATTGCAGACGCCACGGGACACAAACTAAGCGAGGATCGTCCCACGCCTCCCGCACCAGCGCGAGCAGGCATCCGAGAGTGGCAGGGTCGCGTAGGTCAGGCACGTCTAGATCGTTGCGCCACCTCCAGAGAAGGTCACGTCCCCACGTCCGGCCCTGCATGTCCAGCATGCCGCGCATCACCCGGAAGCTCTTGCAGGCCACGAGGCGACGGCCCAAGGCTTCGGCTTCCGCGTCAGTCATGGTCACTCTCCGCAAGCTCCGCGGCGAACGCCTGGAGCGCCTCGGGTCCGTAGTAGGCCACATCGCCACGCTCCGCGGCCATGGCGCGGATCTCGCGAGCGGCGAGCGCGTCAATACTGCGCGCATCTTCTAGTGCATACACTAGAAGTTCGGACACGCGCACAAGCTCTCGCCGAGCGCGCGCGATGCCCTGGGCCTGCCCGCGCATGTAGGGTTCGTCATAGGTGGCGAATCCCTCCTCGGCGCTGCGCATGCGATGGATCGCGCTCTGCAGGGCTTCGTCGATCTTGTGGAGCTGCGCGCGAATCATGCATCCCTCCGCATGGCGTTATCGATCAGCGCCGCCACCTGGTACCGATCCATGTTCAGCAGAGGCGTAGTCGGCGCATAGGCCGGAAGCTCTCCGGATAGGCGGCGGTAGACCTCGCGCGTCAGGCGCACGTCAGCGAGACAGTAGCGCATGAGCTCGCCGTGACGGCCCTCGGTGTACATGGCCAGGACTTCGCTTCCGTGGCCGGACTTCCCGCCGATGCCGAGCGCCTCCCCCAGGTCCGCGAGGCCCACGCGCTCGCGCGTCGGGAAGGCGAGGTGCATCGTATCGACCACGCGCGACCGAGAGTGACGCGACAGCTGCGCGAGCCATGACGTGAGCGAGCTACCGACACGCGCTGACGTGATGTGCAGGCGGGGAAGGTCGAAGCCCAGGACGTTGTGCCCGCACACGGCGCCGTCATGCGCCGCGGCTGCGCTCAGGAAGTCGTCCAGATTGCGGAGGGCCTGCGCCTCGTGCGCGTCTGTCGTGCCTCCCATAAAGCAGTCTTCCATGACGGTGTCGCCGTCGTCATAGATCACGCCGATACAGGCGATGCGAGACACGCGCCAATCGAGGGCCGCACGCGCGAAGACCTCGGTACGGTTCTCCTCGCACCATTGCGCAATACTCTCAGGCTTCTTGAAGGTTCCGGGGACGCGCTCGCGCACGTAGGCGTCGATCTTTGCGTCGTCCCAACCGAGCGGGGGGAGGGTTTCAATGTCGATGAACAGCATGGGTCAGCTCCTTAGAAGGGGATTTCGTCGGGGAAGTCGTTTCCGTCGCGCTCCAGGAAGCCGCCGGGGATGGGAACAGGCTCGGGCGGCGCCTTGAACTTCCAGATGGTCCCGTCGCATCCCTTGTCGCGACACTTGAAGTCGGGCGCCTTCGGGTTCGTCTTCTTCTCGCGGTTGTCCCACATGGGACCGCCGCACTTCGGGCAATCGGTCGAGCGGTGGAAGTCCGCCGTCCCGCCCATTCGCGTTTGCACGCGCTCTACGGCCTCTACAAGCGCGGCAGGAGGAGCGGACGGGCGCTGGCTAGGCTCGGGCCTTGCGGGCGCCCTGGGGGGCTCCTGGGCGGGCCTGCGCGTGGGGGCCGTCGCCGCCTCTCCGTCGTCGTCGTCTGAAACGACGCCGACCACAGACGCGAGCGCATAGCGCCGGAGGTAGGTCAGCATCGAGCCCAGCACCTGAGGGTTCTCCTGGGCAGGCTTCGCCGTCATGTAGCTACCGATGAACTCCCCGCTGGAATGCATAAGGAGCGTCGTCAGCATGACGGAACCATCCTCGCGACGTGCGGGAAGCTGGCTCACCGCGAGGCCGTGACGCGCCAGGGGAGCGCGGCATGCGTCCATGATGCTCGCGAGGTCCGCATAGCGGCTCTTGAAGTGAGGATTAGAGGCGTCCTTTGCCGCCGCGCCCATCTCGCCTTGGGCCTGGGCGAGGGCCTTTGCCAGCTCGCCGATCGTTTCTGATTGCAGGTGCATCTTTTCTCCGCGTCGGGGGTTGACTGGCCGACACCCCCTAACTAAAGGAGGGGTGTCTGCTCGTCAACCCTAGGAGGAAAAGAAAGTGGGTCGCCTCAGTCAGCTAAGAAAGAACGCCGGCCTCAGTCAGGCCACGCTCGCCGCCGCCGTAGGCGTGACGGTTTCCGCGGTGAAGGCGTGGGAGAACGGGCGCCGTCGCCCTTCTGCCGCGTCGATCATGCGCCTCTACAAGGCTCTCGGGCTCTCGGGCGAGGACATCGCCCGCATCGTGCACGAGGGCGTCAAGCTCACCACCCCTGCCGACAGCATCTAAGGAGTTCCGAATGTCTACCCTTCACGCTTTCAACGCCTTCCTCGACAGCAACCCCACGCTCGCCATCGGTGGCCTCCTCTGGCTGGTCGCCGTCGCTTGCATCCCGCTCGCGAAGGGGGACGCCCGATGAAGGTTGTGACCTGGAGTGAGCGCCGCGGGCGCTTCGTGCTGGAGCTGCCCGCCTCGCGTGCGCTGCTTATCGTGGAGCGGCTGGCGTCTGGCGAATGGGCCTGGGAGTACAACGCCCCGACGCCTCGTGACGACGTGCGAGGGCGTGCGCCAACTGCGGAAGTCGGCATGACCAAGGCATTCAACGCCGCCGTTCGGGCGGGAATGGTGGACGCATGATCGACCTTGCAGAGCTGCGCGCACGCATTGCCGAGAAGGCCACCAAGGGGATCCATGTCGCGCCGGTAGTTTTGGAGCTTATCGACGCCCTGGACATCGAACAGGAAGTCAACCGCGGCCTACGAGCTTTGCTTGCAGAGGTGGACACCTTGCGCCGTGAAGTGGCGCAGGAGCGCGCCGCTGTGGTGGCATGGCTGCGGTCTGAGGCTGAGACTACCAATTTCCGCCCGAGGGGGTGCCCACTCGCAGACGCCATCGAACGCGGCGAGCACCGCCGCGAGGGGGAGCGATGATCGAGCGCCGCTACACGATCCACCTGGAGCCACGCGGCAAGGGCCGGCCTGTCTTCACACGCGCGACGGGCACCGCCCGCACGCCGGAGACTACGCGCGCCTGGGAGCATGAGGCAGCTTTCCAGCTGCGCGAGGCCCATGGGGACGCGCCCGCTATAGACGTGGGCTGCCCTCTTGTGGAGGTCGAAGTCACGGCCTACCACGCCGCCCCAAAGGCTCGCCCGAAATGGTGCGATGCGCGCCGCTGGCGCACGTTCCGCGCAGGGGAGGACATTACACTCCCAGCAACGACACGTCATGACCTGGATAACGTCGTGAAGATCGTGCTCGACGCGATGCAGATCGGGGGCGTGCTCACCAACGATCGGTGCGTCGTCAGCATTGCCGCGGCATCGTTCTATGCATTCGGCGGCATGCGCCCATGCGTCGAGGTGACTGTGCGCGAGGTAGTGCCGTGAGGGCGCGTATCCTCGTCGGCGACTGCCGAGACATGATGCGCACGCTTCCGGATGCGTCCGTGGACGCTGTCGTCTGCGACCCGCCCTATGAATTGGGTTTCATGGGCAAGGGCTGGGATGCGTCAGGTATCGCCTATGACGTGGACGTATGGCGTCAGGCCCTGCGCGTGCTCAAGCCAGGCGGGCATCTGCTCGCCTTCTCGGGCTCGCGCACGTACCATCGCATGACCTGCGCGATCGAGGACGCCGGGTTCGAGATCCGGGACCAGATCATGTGGGTCTACGGGTCGGGGTTCCCGAAGTCGTTGGACGTGTCGAAGGCCATCGACAAGGCGGCGGGGGCTCAGAGGGAGGTGGTTGGGGTGAAGCACGCGGAGCGTTATCCAAACGGCCCCGGCGGAAACACTTTTACCGTTGGCGGTGGCCCAGACGGAACTAGAAATCAGCCCGAACCGCTCACCGCCCCCGCCACCGACGACGCCCGCCGATGGGCCGGATGGGGCACGGCCCTAAAGCCCGCGCACGAGCCGATCTGCCTTGCGCGTAAGCCGCTGGTCGGCACGGTCGCGGCGAACGTGCTGCGGCATGGGACGGGGGCGATCAATGTGGATGGGTGCCGAGCGGATGGCGATCGCTGGCCCGCGAACTTCATCCACGATGGCAGCGACGAAGCGACCGATGGCCTGCGGGATGCGGCGCGCTTCTTCTACACGCCGAAGGCTGGACGGGATGACAGGGAGGAGGCGCTTGGAGATTTGCCTAGGCGCACAGGCGCACAGGCCGTTGGACGTGAGGATGGCAGCGCCGGAACAAAGTCACCGAGAGCAGGCGCGAGCAGAACGGCTACAGATCTCGTGAATGTACATCCCACGGTGAAGCCTACCGAACTGATGCGCTACCTCGTGCGCATGGTCACGCCACCAGGTGGGACGGTGCTAGATCCATTCACGGGTTCAGGCTCGACAGGACGCGCGGCGATGCTGGAGGGCATGCGCTTCATCGGCTGCGAGCTGTCGCCGGAGTATGCCGAGATCGCGCTAGCCCGCATCCGATACACGCTCGGGCCGCTCTTCGCCCATGAGGCCGACTATGGATAAGTCGGCGAGGATCGCCCTGGCGGTGCGACGTATCGAAATGTGGAACGAGGGCGCCAGCTGGGCCAGCATCGCCGAGCTCACAGACTACGCCGGCCCCTGGAGGAGCTTGCGTGGAGCCACAGGCAAGGCAGCTAAGCGCCTCGGGCTCCCGCTGCGCTCCGGCGTTGTCCGCGCCTGGACTGACGAAGAGCGCGCTACCGTTACGCGCATGGTCGAAGAGGGCGCGACGGCCAGGGAGATCGGCAAGGCCATCGGAAGAACGCGGGATGGCGTGCTGGCCTGGGTGCATCTGCACGGCCTCTCGCTGTCTCACGCGCACATGTGGCGGACCTCAGAGGCGCGACGAGCGGCAAACATGTACCGTTCGGGCATGACGTGCAGCGAGATCGGGGCGCGCATGGGCCACACGGCGCGCTCTGTGTACGCACGGCTGGTCAAGGATGGCGTCAACATGCGGAAGCGCGGCGGGGCCAACCGCTGCCAGGATTGGGCCACGCGCTACATGCTGGCGCGTGAGGGCTGGCGGTTCCGCGAGATCGTGTGGTTGCTGGGACTCGACTGCGACCCGGACTCGTTCGGGAGCGGCCTACGCCTCTACATCAAGCGCAGCGGGCTCCCTCCGCTGAAGTACAGCCGTAAGCCCTTGGAGGCCGACCGCATGCGCGCCCTGACGGAGCGTCGGCTGCAGCTGCGTCAGCGGCGACAGAGGGTTGAAGCGGCCTAGTACACCTCGGCGGGTGCGCGTGCTATCCTCAGCGCGCACCCGTCCCACAGGAGTCCCCAGATGTCCAAGCTTGCCGAACTCATGCAGTCTCGCTCCCTCGAGCACGACGCCGCCGTCAATGGCGTGATCACCACGAAGCGCGACGTGACCGGCCACCCAGCCGCGAAGGTCGGCGGGCAGATCTACGCCGTGCAGAGCTCGCTCGTGCAGAACACGACCGCCGCCACCTCGTTCGGTAGCGTCAGCCTCCCGGCGGGCTCGCTCACCGCGGGCACGCACATTCGCGTCATGGCCCTCGGCACGATCACCGGGCAGAACAGCACGGACACCTTCGGCGTGGTGCTGAAGCTCGGGTCGGCGACCATCACCACGATCGCTGCGCGCGACCCGGCCACGAGCGACGTGTTCCACCTTCGCGCGGACATCCTCGTGCGTAGCACGGGTGCCTCTGGCGCCGTGCGTGCGGCGAGCGAGCACCTCTTTGCCGCCGCGGGTGGCTACGTGGCTGGCGCCGAGGTCGTGGGCACGGCGAGCGTCACGGTTGACACGACCGCCGCGAACGTGCTCGACCTGATCGGCACCTGGTCGGTGGCGAACGCCGGTAACGTGGCGCGCCTCGACGCCATGACCGTCGAGATCATCGGCTAGACCGTCTGTTGACGGGGCGTGAGTGGGCGTTAGTCTGTTCACGTCCTCGCAGGACACGGGCTAGCTACCCGTAGCGGGGGGCATCAAGCCCCCCGCATTTCCCCTGCGATGGCCTGCGAGACATCATGGAAACCGAAACGTGCGCATGTGGCGCATCTGCTGAACTTGCGCGCCTGCGCGAAGAGCTGCGCATCACGAAGGCAAACCTCGACCGAGCCCTGCGCGAGGTGCGCGATCAGGAGCGGGAGCATGCGGCCCTTCGGCGCCGGCTGCGGGAAGGTGGGAGGTGAGGCGGCGCAGCATCGGTCTTCTCGGCGGCGCCTTTGGGATTGTGCCCATCCAGCTCGCGGCATGCGAAGAGGTCCAGGCCCTGCCGCTCCGGGCGCTGCGCGTCTACCTCGTGCTGCTCTCGCGCTACAACGCGAAGCGCGACGGCTGGTCTTGGGGAATGGCGGCGCTCGCCAGAGACACGGGGATCGCTCGCGACCACATCCCGGAAGCCGTCAAGCGCCTGGAGGCCGGCGGGCTAGTCGAGGTCACGCGAGGCGCGGGGCAGACGGCGAGCCATTACCGGCTCACCATTCCGGCGTCTGTGGAGCTGCAGGGGGAGGGGGCAAAATCGGTCCCCACCCTAGACGAGGGAGGGGGCCAAATCGGTCCCCACCCCCCAGGGGGGAGGGGGCTAAATCGGTCCCCTCAGAGGGGGCCAAATCGGTCCCCTCCCTCCCACGAGGCAGTCCCCAGGGAGGGGGCCAAATCGGTCCCCAGGGAGGGGGCCAAATCGGTCCCCCCATTACACAGAGATTACACCGAAGGTACAGAAGATCCCCCTTACCCCCACAGCGAGCAGAACCGAGCAGAGCCAAGCGACCCCCCTAGCCCCCCTGCAAGCAGGGGGGAACAGAAGGGGAGCCCTTCGGGGTTTGAACTTCCGGAGCGCATGAGGGGAGCGAAGCTGCCTCCGGGTTCGCGCTTTGCGAGGCCAACTGCGCCAGCGCCTGCCCAGGTGGCCGCGCCTGTCCTGCCTGCGGAACTGCCGAGCGCCTCAAGAGCAGACCTGGTGCGCCAGCTCGCGCGGGACATCGGTATACGGCCTCGTGAGGCTAGGCGCATGCTGGAACGGGAGGAGGCCGTCGCGGCCAGCCCAGCACCGCCGCCTCCGCTGGAGGTCCAGGCCGATCACCTGGCAGAGCTTCGCGCCCTGGGCTGGCTCACGCCTGAGCAAGAAGCCGCGGCTTCCAGGCGAACGGCATGACCGGCGACTGCCTCACCTGTCGCCGCTGGGAACGTACCTGCACGTCGCCATACGACAGCGCCGCCGCATGGCTTGCCGAGTGGGCGAGCCCCACGCCTGACGGCCTCGCGCGGGTCTACGCTGACGCGCCTAGCTGTTCGGGCTACGTGTCCACACAAAGGCGCACGCCCTACGGCGATGTGCCGCCCGCGCAAAGGCTCGGGCTCAAACCGAAGAAGGAGAAGGAACGATGATCAACCGTGTGACGCTCGTGGGCAACCTCGGGCAAGACCCCGAAACGAAGTCCACGCCCAGCGGGCAGTCCGTTGCGCAACTGCGCATGGCTACCACGTCCAGCTACAAGGACCGCGAGGGCAACCGGCAGGAAGCCACCGAGTGGCATACCGTCGTCGTCTGGGGAAAGCAGGCCGAAGCGTGCGGTAAGTACCTGGCCAAGGGCCGACAGGTCTACGTCGAGGGCCGGCTGGCCACGCGCAAGTGGACCGATAAGGACGGCAAGGACCGCTACACCACGGAGGTAGTCGCCGAGACTGTGCGCTTCCTGGGAGTGGCTGGCGGCAACAGCGAGAAGCCCGCGACCCAGGGCGACGATCTGGGCTATGGGAACCTCTACTAATGGCGAGCGAATACGTTCGCGGGTATCAAGACAGCTCGGGCGGGTCGCACATGTTCGCCATATGGGTTGGCGAGGGAGACCCTGACGAGTCGGACGATGCCGGATGGGCATGGGTCCGAGCTGACAAGGTGCTCTGGGTGAAGCTCAATCCAGGGTATTACAAGGGCGAGAAGCTTACCCAGCTCGTCTTTGACGGCGGCAACTCGCTAACTACGGACGCCGAAGCAGTAGACGTGCGATGGGCTATCGACCTCGCGCTGAATGGTGGCGTGCATCGAACCAAGCCCAAGCTAAACCTCGCGAGTGAGGCTACTCACGAAGCGTACCAAGACGCGCAGCTAGCGGGCTTCCTTGCTGCTAGTGCAGCATTCAAGCGCCACGGCAACGGACAGAACTAACGCCCGCCTAACGTCAGCCACAAGAGGTAAGCATGCCAGCTCTCGACCTGTCATCTGTCTCCGTCCTTCCGTTCGTCGCTCACACGCAGACGCCGGCTAGCTCCGGCCTGTGCCGTGAGATCATCCTGCCGGCAAACATGCCGCTCAAGGTGACGCTCCACAACAGGGACAAGGCGTCTAAGAACCTGGCATTCAGCGCAGACCAGACGTTGACCGATGGCGGCACGAGTCCTGCCACGCAGTTCTTCACGGTTCAAGACCCGCTGGTTGTGCTTCGAGGTAAAAACGGAATGACCGGGCTCGCGATGGCGGCGAAGCTGTTCGTGTTTTCGGCCTCGCATACGTCTGTCAACTGCGAGATCATCCTTGAAGAGGGCGAGCTCTAGTCCGTAAGGCGACAGGAAGTGGGGAGAATGGGCCGGAAAGTCGTGTATACTGACCGGCCCCTCCCCCGACCCCGTTAGGCT